GACGCCTACACAAGCATCGACGAAGCTGTCTTGTACTTGCACTCAAATACTAAAGAGCACATATTCATTGCACTGTCACGAGGTAGCAAACTCACTGTGAAATATAGTGAGATAGTGTGCAATGCCGGGGTGCTACCTAGAGGAATATACTTAATCAACGAGAACAACGTACATTGGAGAAGAGCTACAATTGACGAGCTAACTGCACACAATCCAAGAGTCTGCTTAACTATGGACCCCGTCACTCCCCTACTAAGTAGCTCTACTACATTTGGGTACGATACAAGCACAACAACAAAAGTATACGTACCAAAAGAAGAAGCTCCGATAGAAGACAAGACTCACTACTACATGACAAAGAACATGAACGATGCGCTCTCAGATGCCAGAAAGAAACATACTACCTTGAAATTACACGACCAAACTACTGAATTCGTCGTAGAGGAAGGAATTTATGCATTCATTGACCCACCAAGACGCCACCTATTCAATTACAGACTATACGGAAACTCACATCTGCAAGGAGACGTCAAAAGTAAGAAATTCAAGATCGTCAACAGCGACGGCACTGGTGCTAGCCTCTACTATCCACCCTTCGCTCATGACAGCCTCATGTATAAGAACGGTGCTGGATATCTCTTTGAGAGGATTCGTTCTTATAACGTAGGCTCAGAAGTTTTACTGAGCATATATGTAGTTAGATACTTCGAGGGAGGGAGTGGAGAAAGCGGAGCAATTATCCCTTTCAAAGATGATAACGACGCAGCAGGCGTACTGAGCTTGAATAGCGAGCAAAAAGAGATTATTCATAAATCACTACTTACCCACTACGAGAGAATTGATAAAATAGCGAACAAAGACCCACAAGCACTTTCAGATGCTTATGCTTTTGTCGTTGCTACATCAAGGGACCGTGATGCAATTAACGAAGAAGACTTTACTCTTTATGTTGTCAGAGCAGCTAAACAAGTCAAGATGCACACGGGCGATGTCATCAAGCCTCTTAACAAATCCGAAAAACTCGCTCTTAGGAGGAAGAAGTACGCTCCAAAATCAGCAGCCGTAGACACCCTGTATAGAAGAATGCTCTGGCTCAAATCCCCACACCACATACAGCTTAAAGACTACATAGACGGTATTAGAGAATACCCGATATGGTTTTATGTAGCCTTGATGCTTCTTATTCCGAAACTAGTATTGCTACTAGGTTACTTCCATTGGTTCTGGCTGCTGACAACGATCATAACTATACTGGCAATTTATTGTGAGTACACACGCGACTATTTCCCAATCTGGTATTCAAGGATAAAGTCCTGGAGAGCTACACACGGATGTCCTAACTGTAAATCCACTCGAATCAATTGCAGATGGTGTGACACGACGAAAGAATACTATTGCAAAGGTATCGGAGCTAGATATCTAAACAACGAGACCGCGAGAATAGCATCATCAAACAAGTCACTATTTCCGATGGTGTTAGACAAGAGGCTAGACCCCAGTCAATTCAATTTAGAATATTTGAACAACTATGAAGCAATCAGCGATATTAGAAGCCTGCCGAGACTAGCGGAAGATCTCGAGCATGAGCCTTACGAGCAGGGTTCTACATATTTTTCAAGCCTGCTACCAGAATTATACAACCAACACAGGTTCAATTGTGTCGTTCCTAATGACCTACACTTACTAACCGCTCTTATTACCAGGCAAGGTCACTACGACACTCAACCAGACCCAGAATATCTCGAGAAAATCAAATACGGCCCTATCAACACCGATCTCTATGATAGGGCCGTTCTTACGGCACCTATCCAAGACCAAGCAGCTTTTTTGAAAGATACCATACCCTCTAAGAGAAAACCCTATGCCAGATCTCTCAAACGATTCGAGACAAACCCAAAGCTCAGAAATTCTTACAGAGCAATGTGCAAGAAGGGAGAAACGGGCCCTAACGACCAAAAATCAAGGAAGGCAAGATTGATATGCGATCCAAACGAAGATATGGTGGGTGTCGGGGCATGGGTGGGAAGAAATGAAATGAGCGTGATGAAGAAATATTGGAAGTTGTTGACAGCCCTCGACCCTAGGTTCATTAACTGGCCCGCACTGCGAAAGAAATGCAAAATCTTCATTCAGGGGATGAACGGAGACGCAGTCAAGATGACTCTAGAAGACGCTCTCAATTCATTCAAGAATCCAATAATGTACTGGCTAGACATCAAGAACTTCGACTCTTCTGAGGCAGAAATACTAATGCAACTAATTGACTTCGCATATCGAAGAAGGAATACATTCCTGTACGCGAGACTGAAGATGAACAGACAACAAATAAAGTATTTCTTGCTCTTTGCTCAGACGGCCAGAGCATATATAGACTTCATGAGGGAAAACAAGAACCCAAGATTCAGAGTGCGCAGAAAGAACGATCTCATCAGGTTATTGAGGATAGTAGCCAAACAAACGACTTTCTCAGGCGATCCTCTAAAAACTACTCTCGGCAACACAAACCGCCAACTACACTTCATTTACTGCATGCTAATCCACTATTGCCTGCTTGACGACAGCTTTGCAATCGCAAGTGGCGATGATATGTGGATAGTGATTGAAGAGGCCATCCAATCAAAATTCGAAGCAGCACTTGACGAACTATACGCCAAACCCGGCATGGAAGGCAAATACGGCAGCGGACTTATTCTGCGCGAAGTAGGCCATTCAAAGACTACTGCAAAATTCCTATCGAAGAATATAGTAGTTAGAGAACAAGCAGGACATCGCCGCGTATACTACTACAGGCAAGTTGAGAGGCTCTTACGTACGGGTGAAATAAGCGTGAAGCCATCACGGAAGTTCTTGAAGAACGAACACTTCAACTACATGATCCAAGAACAGCTTCGCGAACAAGTCAGCGGAGACCCGGGGCTTGCAAAGGTATTAGCATGGCGTGAAGCGAGACTACCCATGCAAAAACCTAGCAAGAAAATAATGCAGCAATTCTACGACGACTACGAAGAGTGTTACAAGCAATTTTTGCACAAGGGTCATCATTCGGATGACATGTGGTTCTGTTCTCGATACGATAAGCACTACGCTATGCTTATCGCAGGAGCCACTCCCGAAGAGATATTACTTGCTTAAGTAATATCTAAGACGCACGCGTAGGTGCGCACACATTGCACGTACTCCTCAAAC